CATGATCGGGTCGCGCTCCTTGACGAGCCACGCTGGCGGTCGTCTTGGATCAGGACTTCCGAGCCGATCCTCCGTCGCCGCCTCGTGCCCCCAGCACCAGCCGACGATCCGATAGTGCGGATGCTTCTCGCCGCATACAAGCAGATAAGCATTCTCGCGACGGAAGTTCTTCTCCGGGCGGATCAGTAGCTCACGATCCGACTTTGGCCGATGCTTTACATCGATGAAGTCGGAGAAGTCGATCCGTTGCGAGCCGTCGGTGACTGACTGATTGATTGACCACGGCACGCTCGTCCCAAAGAACAGCCGCGCCGCCGCCTCTGCACGATAGCCGTCGCGCTTGTGCCGCCAGATATTCTCTGGCGAGCGACCTTCGTTGTCCGCTCCGACATCCGCCGCGATCTTCCTTCGCTTCTCCGCGATGCGGTCAACGTAGTCGATCATCTCCGGCGTCAGCGTGAACCAGATTTCACCTACCGGCCACGACCGCTGCGCTTCGCCATCTTCTTGACGACCTTGGCCACGACCTTCGCGACCTTGCCCTGCTTGTCGATCAGCGCCTTGTTCTTCTCGACGCGGGCCTCGCGCATCTCGCGAAGCTGTTGCTCGCGCGGACCCATACCGCCCTTCTTGCTGTCGCTTGGCTTCTTGCTTTGCATCTTCCTTCTCCTGTTCTCTCGCGTAGTAGATTTCACACCATGTATCGATATCGGCTTGCGTGTAGCCGTGCTGATTCATCTGCCCCCAGAACACTTCCTTCGTGATGTTGTTGAGTCCGTACTGCAGAAGCAGATTGTTCAGCGTCTCGTACTTCTTCTCCGCCTCCTTCGCTGCGTTCTTCGGGTTCTTCCACTTCACTGCCATCACTCCTCCTCCGGCAAGTCTGGTCCCCATGATGTCCAGCCATCGCGGCGGCGGCGTGCGTTCAGTTCGATCTTCGGCAGGTTCGGGAAGTAACTCTCGATGATCTCATAGACCTCGACCGGCTTCTCGCTGTGCTTGCTGCGCGGTTGCTCGATCACGGACTCCCATTGCTCACCGGGAGCGGGACACGGCACGTCGCCACGCTTGCCCAGCAACAGGTGCTCGTGCCTGAACCTGAACCAGTAGCCGGTGCCGATGGATGGCTTCACCCACACCGCGTTGGTGATGTAGCCGAAGCCCCAGTGCTTCAGCACCTCGATGGCCTGATCGAGCATCGGAGGTGTCGCCCACAGGAAGAGCATGCAGTCCGGTGCCATGATCGACGGCACGTCGCGGGCCTTGATGTTCTCAATCGGTGATGTCGGATAGTGATTGTCGGCGGCACGATCCATCCCGGTCACGCGCGACCACGGCTCCCAGCGCCACTCAGGATCAGCGTAGATCACGCCGTACTTCTCTGAAGGCAGCTTCTTGATCTTCTTCGCGAGTTCGCGCTCGCGCTTCGCTCGCAGTTTCTTCTTGCGCTTTGCCCGCGTCGCGGGATCGTCAAACAACATTGGCAGGTTGCTCCCCACTTCAACTGGCCCTTGTGGGCCAGTTGGCCTCAGTGTATCGGCGCGGTCTCTTGCTGTTGCTGTTCGGCCTGTTCGACGAGATCGGTCTGCACTTCCTTCGCCTTCTTCGCTCGCTTCGGCTTCGGCTCTGGCTTGTCCGACTTCACCAGCGTCGGCTTCGGCACATCGCCGAACAACGATAGCTGCCGCTTGTCGCCAGCCGCCTTCGTCAGCTTCTCGGCGATCTTGCGCTCGTGCATCTCCAGATCAGCGATCCATCCCTCGATCTTCTTCAGGGCGAGGGCGATCTTGATGTGGATACGCGAGGACTTCTGCGGCACGCCGCGTGCGGCAAGCGACTCGTAGATGCCGTTCATCGCCTCGCGCTCACGGTGCACGATAACGCGATGAGCATTGCGAGCTTCATCGACGACATCGAGACGCTCGAAGATATCACTGACGAACTTGGTCGCGACCTTATCGCTGATCTCGATCTCTGCCGTCTTCGCAGATTTAGCCATTGGCTTTCCTTTGCTGTGGTGGGTTGGTGTAAATCCGGAGATGGTACGCACAGTAGGGCGACATACTCCCGCCGAATGCAGTGCGCGGCTTTCCGCAGCACACTTGCAACAGCCACTCTCCGCGTCGTGGCTTGTCCAGAATAGCTTTGCAGCCGTGATCGTTGAGCATGTACTCAACGCCCTCGTTGGCCTGCATCTCCTCGCGTAGTTGATCCATCGTCTTCTTCACGGTCGTCGCCCTGCCCCTTGATGCCCGACGCAATCGCTTCGGCATCGGTCTCGTCACTCGTGATTGAGTGTTCGGTGCTCTTCTGAATGGCGACTGCTTCTCCGCCAGCCTGTGCTTCCGCCCGGCTATGGCGTTGCGCGACACATCGTAACCGGCCTCGCGCATCTTGTCGGCAACGAACGAGAGCGATCCACCCTCATCCCAAAGGCTAACAAGCATCCGGTCCGTCTCTTCATTCCAGAGCATCGTTGCCCCTTGCTCATCTGCGCTTCTTCGGTCCGAAGATGTCGGGCCTGATCTCTTCCGGTGTCATCTTGATCAGCGGTGCCAGCTTCATCACGTGGTGAGGCGGCACCCGATTCCATGCAGAGACGTTCTGGTGCGTGACGTCGAGGTGTCGAGCGACCACGGTGGCGAAGCCGGGCTCCGAGAAGATCAGCTTCATCACGTGATCCCGCTTCGCGTCGCGCGGACTCTCTCGGCGCATTATCTCTCCACGTAATAGTTTCTTCGCGGCGACATGTTCTCGCACGGTCCTGTCCTTCTTCGTTACCATATCCCCTTGAGCCCATACAATGAGTTGTTGATTTCAGCAAGGCTCCCAACTATCTTCGCGATTCCCTGAAGGAGCAACCCAGATGAAAGTTACGAAGTGGTCGGGCAAGCCGATCAGCACGCCCGGCTGGTACAGCGGGATTCCCATCGAGCGCTATCACTCACCCGGCATGTGCGACGGACCGGCGGTGTCGTCGTCGAACCTGCGCACGTGCTGGAGCAAGAGCGAAGCGCACATGTACGCTGAGTGGTGCGAGGCACCGAATTATCAGCCACGGGAAGCGACGCGGCAGATGATCCTTGGCGCTGCGGCGCACCATCTCTTCCTTGGCGAGGACGGCTTCAAGATGAAGTTCATCGCTCAGCCGGAGACATATCGCGACACGAAGACCGGCGAGGAGAAGCCGTGGCACAACGGCGCGAACTGGTGCAAGGACTGGAATGCGAGGGCGGAGGACGCTGGTCGCGTCATCGTCAAGCCGGATGAGTTCACCGCGATCAAGGGAATGGCGGCATCGGTCGCGTCGCAGCCGCTGGTGCAGGATGGCTTGCTGAGCGGGCACGTCGAGTGCTCCGGCTTCGTCAAGGACAAGGCGACTGGTCTCTGGATCAAGGTGCGGCCCGACGTGATCCCGGTGAGCGGTCCCGACTTCGTCGATCTCAAGACCACGCGCGACGTGACGTCCCACGCGCTGCAATACACGATCCGTGAATTCGGATATCATCAGCAGGGCGCACTGATCTGGGAAGTCTGCGAAGCCCTTGGCCTTCCGTTCGCATCGTTCAATCTGCTGTTCGTCGAGACCAGTGCGCCGCACTGCGCACGCCACGTGCCGCTCGACGACAAGGACCTTGAGTTGGGCAGGCGCATGAACCGCATCGCGATGAAGCGGATCGCAGCGAGCATGACGCTGAAGCACTGGCCGGGTCCGGGCGAGAACGAAGACCGCCCACTGCCGCTGTCTCACGCTGAGCGCGAGCGCATCGAAGCGAGGCTGAAGATCGAGGAGACCACATGAGACTTCCTGATGGAGTGAAGGCACACGGCTTCTACATGGCCGCGTGCTCCGATCCGAAGTGCGGACCGCACCTCGTCGCGTTCGACCGCAACGAGATTCCGATCTGCGATATTGCGATCCCGCTGAGCGGCGTGCCGTCGCTCATTCAAGCACTGCAAGACTTCGCCTATGTGCGCGTCGTCGAGAAGGACAAAGATCATGGACGTGACTGAAATCGAACGGCGCGTTGATCGCGCAATCGCTGCACCCATCGCGGTGAACATGGATGTCGGCGGCGTCGCGCTGCAGAACATGGGCGAGGTGATGGAGTTCGCCAAGCTGATGGCGGTCTCCGGCTCTGCGGTGCCGAAGTATCTGCGCGGCAATCCCGGCGGCTGTCTCGCGATCTGTTCGCGTGCGCTGCGCTGGCAGATGGACCCGTTCGCCGTGGCGGAGAAGTCCTATCAGGTGGTGAACAAGGGCGAGGAGCGCATCGCGTTCGAGGCGCAGCTTGTGCACGCGGTCATCACCGCACGCGCTCCGCTGAAGACGCGGCTGCGTTACGAGATACTGGGCGAAGGCGATGAGCGCCGCTGCCGGGTGTGGGGCACGTTCAGGGGCGAGGACTCGCCGCACAGCTACACCAGCGAGACGCTGGCGAAGCTCCGTGATGCGCGTGGCCGCAATGAGTACGGCAACATCAAGGGCTCGCCGCTCTGGGACTCTCAGCCCGAAGTCCAGTTGGCCTACTCCTCCATCAGGCAATGGTGCCGCCTGCATGCGTCTGAGGTGATGCTTGGCGTGTACACGCCCGACGAACTGGAAGACGGATCGAAGATCAAGGATGTGACGCCGCAGGTCGGCGCGTTGCAGCAGAGGTTGCGTGACGCCAAGAAGGCTCACGCGCAGGATCGTGGCTTCGACGCGGAGCACATCGCTCGCGAGGTTGCGTTGAGCACGATCATCGAGGAAGACGCCAATCCCGGCGAACAAGAGGTGACGAATGAAGACGGAAGTGAAGGAGGTCGCAATGCGACTGGAGATGAAGGAAGGCAAGACGCAGTTGGTGATCGAGGAGACGACGCTGTTCACCAAGGCGGAAGCGCTGGCGGTGTCGATGCAGATCAGGCGCTGGGCGACAGGCCTGCCGGATCACCAGCCCGGAGCGAAGAAGAAGCGGAGGAAGGCACCTTCCCGCCAGACCGCATCACAAGCGGCCCGCAGCCCAAGGGCAAAGGCAAAGGCACCAAACGGTGACACTGCGTCAGCGGCAACCGCCGCTTCGTGATCCCGGCTATCTGGCGTGGCTCCGCAAGCAACGGTGCGCATGCTGCAAGCAGGCTCCGCCCTGCGATGCGGCGCACCTGCGGGCCACGTCATTCGTTTACGGCAAGGCTGGCGGCATCGGCATGAAGCCCGATGACCGCTGGGCCTTGCCGCTGAAGCACAACCATCACATGGCGCAGCACGCGCACGGCAATGAGCTTGAGTGGTGGAAGGCGCAAGGCGTGGAGAATCCGTTTGATCTCTGCATCACCTACTACAAACGATATCTCTTAACCAAAGGAATAGACTGATGAACGAACCGCTTCCAATGTCTCGCCGCCCTCGCGTTAACCTGCAGGCGCTCGACGATGAACTGGGTGAGGTGGCGCGGAGCGTTCGCCGCCCGGAGCGCACGCCGCTCGATCAGGTGCCGGACAATACGCCGGACATCGGTCGCCTGTCGGCTGACGCTGTGATGGCGACCGCTGAAGCTGCGGCGAAGGAAGTCGAGAGCCTCAAGGCGATGGTGAAGGAATTGGCACCGGAGCTTGAGAAGTCGATGGCTGAGATGGACAAGAGCCTTGCGACGATTGCCGAAGCTGCGAAGCAGGTGCGTGATCGCGGCGAGCGCACGCGTCTGCAGGTGCAAGCGGCGAACGATCTCGCGAAGGACATCGCTGCGAAGTGCGCAGAGTTCACGAAGATGGTCAGCGGTGATGGCAACTGATCGCCAGTTCACCAACCCGAACTTCGGCACGCAGGCGCGTGTCGAGGTGGTTGGTCGCGAGGTGCGACTGATCTTCGTGGCCAGCGATACGCGCAAGGCGAACGCGCTCGCCGACAACATGATCGAGCAACTCAAGGCTGGCTCGATCAACATCACGATGATGGGCAAGCCGACGAGCGTCGTGGAGGAATGATGCACAAGGTCACGTGGATCGATATGGAGCGGTGGCCGAAGGTCAAGCCGAACCCGGACTTTCCGAACGGCATCGACGTGGACATGTCGCAGGGTGCCGTGATCGCGTGTCTGGTCACGCTGCCGTATCCGGCGAAGCGGATCGGCAGCTACGTCATCGAGTGCGAGAAGTGCAAGCTGCGTGTCGCCCTCACGACCGCCGGTCGGCTAGACGATCCGCGCTCAGTGAAGCTCGCATGCAAGTGGAAGGAGAAGCGGTGATGCACACGAAGGACATGTTGGCGCAGGCACTGCGCGACGTCGGGCTCGACGCGATGGCCGACAAGGCGGCGACCGGCTACTACCACGACTTCCTGTCACCGCTGGCGATGCCGGAGATGCAGTTGTGCAGCGATCTCCAGTTCGAGATTCACTTCAACCCGGATCATCCGCACCATGCCGGGATCGTCACGCTTCGTCAGCGCGTGGTCAACGGCGACTTCGATGCAAGCAGGGAAGAGAGCGACGCGTGGGCTGCGAGCGCCGAAGGTCAGGCGGCGTTCGGCGCACTGATCGGGAAGAAGCATCGCTGATGCTGACGTTCAAAGCCAACGCATCGAAGACGCTGCACGCTGCACACTCTGGCAGCGTGCGCGTCGGCTACATCGAGCACAGCAGCACCGATGCTGATCGCTGGATATGGTCGCTCAATACGATCCAGCCGAAGGGCGGCAGAGCATCCGGCATCGAGACCAACGAAGAAGCGGCGAAGACTGCACTCAGCTTGGCGTGGGTCGCGTGGCTCATCGCCGCCGGATTGGAGGTGAAGCGATGAGCGACCTTATCGAGCGCCTGCGCCGCGAAGGCTCTGATGCATTTCACCGACACTACAGCCTTGGCATGTTCAAACTCTGCGACGAAGCCGCTGACCGCATCGAGGCGCTGGAAGCGGTGCTGCTGGAGATATTGGCGGGACATCCCGACGCGTTCGATCTCGCCCGCTCCGTCATCAACCAGAAGGCCAGCACATGACGACATACGAACTCAAGCTCTACGCCAACTGGGAATACAAGGGCGCGAAGTACGGCGACGTGGTGATGCGTCTCCAGTACGAGGACTTCGACACGATGGAGATGGATTTGGATGCCGCCATCGAACGTCCTGATGTTGCCTACATCGACGTGATCGATGTCGTGAATCAAACGACGACACGGAGGTACACGCGGTGCGCAGTATAACCGACATCAGAGTTGAGCGGATCATCGGCGTGGCGAGAGTGCCTCGCGCTGTGCCGATTGCGTTCGGGATCGCAGGCGGTCTCGCGATGCTGATGATTGCGATCCAGCGCTTGCCCGGCGCTGAGCGGATCATCGTCGAGAAGCCGACCATCGCAGAGCGCTTCGATGCCGTGCCGGTCGAGCCGCTGAAGAAGCAGGACCGCGTGCGAGAGATCGATCTCGTTCGGCCAGTGGTCGCGATGGCAGAGCCGGTGCCAGTGAAGACGGAAACGATCCGCCCTGATCCTGCGCCCGCTGTGCCGAAGCTCGTTGCTCTGCCGGAGGACGCGCTCGATGAGACTGGCACGGAGCCGAAGTACAGCAAGCGAGTGAAGCGCACGCGCATCGCTCACGCAGAGAGCAACGTCTGCACGCGTCACGGCAAGCGCAAGGTGATCACACGAGGTGGCAAGTCATGGCGCTGCCGATGAGACTCAGCGAGGAGATGTCGGAGAAGTGGTTCAAACTGCCGATGGCGCTGCGTGTGCGCTGGTGGAATGAAACCGAGTACGGCAAGAAGCCGCCCAGCGAAGAACTGCAGCGAGCGGTTGATGAGGCAATCAAAGAAGGGGAGAGACATGACGAACGGAGTCAAGCAGCCACGGATATCGCAGACGGAGAAGGAGCGGCTGACGGCGATGGCGAAGCACACGACTGACGTGCTGCGCAAGCTGAAGATGGGACAGCAGGGGACGATCTCGTGCAGCCGCGAGTATCCGATGGATGACGTGCGCAGCTACATCTACGGCTACGCCTTCCACAAGAAGAAGTGGTTCGAGGTGAAGACGGACAGCGTCGCCAACTCGCTGGTCGTCACGCGTGCAGAGAGGCCGAAGCCGGTCAAGCAATTCGATGAGGAGGAAGTGGAATGAGCGATCAGATTAACGACGAAGAACAGCAGGCAGCGCAACAGGTGCTGACTGGAATCGAGAAGCTCTCACCGCAGGCGCTGCAGGCGCTGGCGCTGTCGCTCGATAGAATTCTCAACGGCGAGAAGGTTCTCGGCGCAGAGATGAGCGTGAAGCGCATCAACGGCTTCGTGCTGATGGTGTTTCCGTTCGGCGACAAGGATGCCCAGTGCCACTACGTCTCGAACGGTGCGAGCCGCGATGACATCATCAAGCTATTCACGGAACAACTGAAGCAACTCACGGCGCAGCGCGACACGGATCAGAAGAAGGCGACGTTGCTGCCGGGACTCGGCGGAGGGCCGGTGCAGTGAGGAAATACGTTCCGCTCACGCTGCAGGCGAACAGGGTGCGTCGCGGTGAATACGCCAGCGACGACACCTACGGAATGATGGGGATGTTCAGGTTGCTCACGCCGACCGGCACGCTGTTGCTCGTGGTGTCGAGCGGCAATGACAAGGCGAACGGATGGGAGCACGTGTCGGTCTCGACTGAGACGCGAGCGCCGACGTGGGATGAGATGTGCTTCGTGAAGGACATCTTCTGGAGCGAGGACGAACTGGTGGTGCAGTATCATCCGCCGAAGTCGGAGCACGTCAACTTCCACCCGTTCTGCTTGCACATGTGGAAGAGCCTGCGGTTGCCGATCCCAGCGCCGCCAACGATCCTCGTGGGACCGATGAAGACGCAAGCCACGCCATAGACTTACGGAATAGCGTGATGGTTCGGATGCGCCTGATCTGCGAGGCCTGCGGCAGGCATTGGTCGCCCACCGGGAGAGATATTCGCCGGGCGACCTGCCCCAAATGCCACCGCAGCCGGGTCAGCGCCGGGCGGAAACGGGCATGGCGCGTCAGGAAGCTATTAGGAGCCCGTCCAGTGGCCTTGCCCGAAGAGGCTACAACCCCCCTTCCCAGTCTCGACGAACTGATCAGGGACGCTGACGCCAAGGCGGCGAAGGCCATCGAAGCGGCCCGGTCCATCGCCGCCCGGTTCAGCAGAAATCGACCCGGCCAGCCTTGATGTGGAACCGGGACCGGCACCCGGTCGTGATCTCGCAGACGATCCGCCCGGACATCGCCGACAGGTCGCGATAGTCGTGGCCGACGAACGACCATGAGCCCTCCGGCTTCCACAGCGTGATGGTGTGGACGTCGCCGCCGCGATGCCGGGTGAACGCCCAGTGACATGCCGGGCACTTCATCGAGAGGCCTTCGGCCTTCGTGATGTCGTCGGTGTAGTCGTACTCGAAGCGGTCGCTGCGCTTGACGAAGTGCGGATCGAGATCGGTGAGCTTCATCAGCCGTCCTTCAAATCACGCCCACCAATTCGAGCGATGGCGAACGTCATAACACCAACATTCGCTCCGACAAATATTCCCGCCGCGAACGCGATCCAGCACATGGCGATCACCTGCGCAGCGGTGCGCCGAACACCTGCCAGCCGAGAAGCACGAACAGCACGAACAGCAGCAAGGTGCCGCCGACCACGCCGTATCCTCCAGCCATGCCGAAGTGCACGAGCAATCCGAACACGAACCAGACCAGCATCAGAATCCAATAGGCGAGACCGAGAGTCATGGCAGTCCTCCTCTGAAGGAACATGTTTCAACGCGCGACGTTTCCATCCGCTACCCATTCAACCCAAGGAGCGAATGATGACTGTATCTCACGACAGCGTGCAACAGATTAACCAGTTGCTCGACCGGATCGTTCAGGTCAAAGACAGCCCGGAAGCAATCTCTCAGGCCGTCGAGAACGTGAAGGCGAAGGTCTCGCAGTTGGTGTCTGACGCATCGGCGCAAGCCAAGCAGGCTTCACCGACCGGCCAGCATCCGGAGCGAGACGAGAAGAACGACAAGCGCAAGTAAGCTATCCCTTGAACGGATAGATCACCTCGACCTCGTCGTCGGTCTCGATCCCAAGGTCCGCCATAAGGCCCGGTGAGAGATCGGCGGCGCGTCCCGTCTTCTCCTCGTGCGGTCCCCAGTCAGCCGGGAATGCGGTCAACTCGACGCCGGTCTTCAGCGCACGAACGAGCGCGACGTTCTCCAGTAATGTTTCTTTGGGAGTCCGGTCGTAGTCCCAGCGACAAGCGACATAGTGGACGAACGGATTTAATTTCCGCGCGAGTCCCATGCCCTCGGTGCCGGGCGTTCCTTCAGGCAGGAAGAGATGCGGAGCGTCCTGCACGTCAAATATAAATGCGAGCCCTTCGTCCTCCGCGACTCCGGTGTCGTCGGGTCCACCGAATTGGCTGCACGTGCCGATGGCGTGGAAGGATGCATCATCAGGCGGGATCGGTTCGAGATCGGTCTCCTCGCCGCCGAGTTCATCGGCCAGCGCTTTGATGATGTCCTCAAATCTCTCCTCGTACACTTCACAGTCGGTCTCGGAATCAACGAAGCAGATTTCCGCCAGTATCGCCGGAGCTTCAGTTGAGTTGAGAAATTTCAAATCGGTCCGCTTCTTCGCACCGCGATTGATCAGGCCACACGACGCGACAGCGGCAGACATCTCCGACGCGAGCGCGTGCTGCGTGACGTAGAGCATCTCGACTCCACGACCTTGCTCGCAGGGCTCGTAGGCATTGAAGTGGATCGAGATCGCGAGATCGCACTCAATCGAGTTGTGCCAGTCGCAGATGGCCGACAAATTCTCTGACTGCGAGTCCGAAGTGTTATCGTGATAGGTGTGCACCTCGATGCCGCGCTCTTCCAGTTCGATGGCGAGCGCATCGACGACGCGGCGAGCTTCCTCAACTTCGTTCAATATTCCTACGGCACCTTGTACCTTGGCTCCGTGTCCTGAACTCAGAGTGATCGTCGTCATTGCTGACTCCTATTGTAAGCCACCCCATCGATCTTCAAATGATGCTGGCGGTTCTGCGGCTGCTGGTGGCGGCGCTGCATCACCCAACTTTGCGAACTGATCCTTCCACTGCTGCGGCGGATCGATCTTGCGCTTCTCGTACCACGCCTTCGCTGCGCGGATGTCGCGCTCGCTTGGATCGTTGTTATTCCAGTAGCCCCAGTATTTATCACCCGGCGCTCGACCGGGAATCATATCGTTCTCTGCACGCGAGGCGATGTACTTCTCATCCTCGCTCCCCTGATCGGCCTTCGCCTTCGCCGCCTTCGCGTCTTCCTCAGCCTTCTTGTTGGCGGCTTCTTCCTCCGGCGTCTTCCTGTGCCAATTATAATCGCCTTGCACCGGCTGGAAGTGCTGCACGTTGCAGCGCGTGGTGTAGCCGACGCCTCGCGTGTAGTTGTGCTCAGCTTCCGAGACGTAGTAGGTGCCGTTGACACCCGGTCGAGCACCAGTGAGCGTGAGATTGCAGTGCGCGTGCGCACGCGGCTCGCCATTGAGAAGCACCCAGCCTTGGCCGCGCTTCGACTCGCTGTCGCCCTTCATGCCGCCGACGTTCTGCCCGCCCTCGATCTTGCCGATCACAGCGCCGACGGTCTGCGCGATGGACTTGGCATCGCCGAACGGTCCGGTGCCGCCGATCTTGCCCTCCGCCTTCTCCCAGTTCGCTGCGTTGAAGTCGAAGAACCGCGCAGCGCCGCCGCCGTATTGAGGACGACCGGAGAACGGCTTGATGCGCCAGCCGATCAGGTTGACGCCCCACACCGCTTCGATGCCGAACATCACGTCGCCATCAGCATTGACGCCCTCGCCCTTGCCGACCAGCGTCGCGATCCCGTTGTTGATCGAGAAGATGCCGCCGGTCTCACGCGCGATGCGCTCGCCGAAGTTCTGTGCGCTCTCGTTCGCCGCCTGCCAGAAGTCGCGCTTCAGCGCCTTCATGCCGGGCGATAGCTTGAACTGCAGACCGGCGTTGCCGAACACCTTGCCAGCGATCTCTTCGAGCTTGTGCTTGCCCTCGCCAGCCTGTTGCGAGTCATCCTTCTTGCCTTCGCCGACTGTGACGTTCTGTTGCTCCTTCGCCTTTCCCTTGGTATTGCCGCCGGTCCCGCTGATCCACAGCCTGCGACCGCCGCCCTTCCTGCCGAAGCCGCTCTCCACCTCCGACACCCAGCCAGCGAACACGACTTCGAGTCCCGGTCCGCCCCACCGCATCTCCTTCTGAATGAGTTCAGCCGTGATCGCGGGATCGTCCTGCATCGAGTTGGCACCGCGACCGAAGTCGATCACGCGCGGACCTTCGCCGGACCAGCCCAGCATCACCGTCAGCGGCACGCCATCCGGCGGAATCGCAAGCTCGCAGTTGCGATCATCGACCTCGATGTGCGCTTGGCTGTGACCGCCTTCGACGCTGTCGATCACCTGCACGGAGATCAGGTACGGATTGAGTCTCTCAGTCACGTCCTGCATGCCGTGCACGATGATCTTGCACGCGGCGTGACGGCGCGGACCTTGATGCTCGACCATTACTCTGGCTCACCTGTAGCGAACGGCGTCGTGCCCTGCGTCATGTGACCTTCAGGCGTTGTGCCCCACAGCACGATGCTGTTCTTCGGCTGCGGCGATCCGCTCATCGCTTCATAGTCAATCGGGATGCGCACCTGCGTGCCCACCGGGAGAAATGGCGAGTAGCGATGCACCTTGGCGAGGTGCGGATTGTGGTCGAGCATTAGCTCGATCATCTTCGATGCGCGGTTGCGATACCTGCGCCACAGGATGATGTCGGCGGTGATGTAGTCCGACCCGACGGTGACGACGTCGTAACTGGTAACGGTCATGCCGATGTCATCCCATCGCTGTTGCTGGCGCTGTTTCCGGCAGCACCCGAATCATAAATCTGAATGATGCCCATCGCCGGATCGTTCGGGATCGGCACGCGCTGAAACTGCGCCTCGAAGTCGATCTGCTGACCGATGCCGTCGCGATGGATGTGGCTGTGCGCACGGTTCAGGTTCTCGATGACGTACCAGCCGAAGTGCCAACCGTCACCACGGATCAGGATGTGAGCCTGACCAAGCCTGCGCATGTTGTCGAGCACGTCGAGATGCATCAAGCCGCCAGCGGATGGGAAGCCGCCGGTCTGTTCTCTCAGCATCGCTGTCTCAGGATCGATGGACGCGCCCGACGAGTCGTAGACTGGCTGGCGAATGTCGCGACGCCTGCCAGTTGATGGATCGACAGAGCGCCGCATCTGGCGAGCGAACCAGTGCGGAAAGACGCGGCCCTTCACCGTGATCATCTCCTCACCCTCGCCGACCCACTCTCGATAGAGAGCGGCTCCGGCAATCTCCTTCTTGGCCCATTCTGAAGCCGTGTGGTGCGCGTAGTCATTCACGCTCAGCGGAAACACCTGAAACTGAATCGGTCCCCACTGGAAGAGAACTGGGTTCGCCATTATGCAACTCCGATATCGCCGTGAGAATTCTGCCGCGCCTTGCGCATCTCGACGTCAGCCTGACGCTCCATCGACGCGCGAGCGAATTGCATGCTGGCGTCGTTGACCTTGAGGTTCACGTTGACGTCGCGCTGGGTCATGAGGAGATCATCCGACGGTCGCGTCTTCGGTTTGTCGCCTTCGCCCTTCAGTGCCTTCACCTCGTCGCGGTGATCCTCCATCTTCCGATTGTTGTCGGCATCCGGAACGAACGAGCGAGTCTTCGGCTTCTCAGCTTCAGCGACGGCCTTCTTCTCTTGCTCTGCCGACCGCGCTCGCGCCTCTTGCACCTCGCGCTGACGCTGGGCAATGCCGACGCTCTGGCCACCGCCAATGCCCCATCGACGACGCCAATCAGCATTGACGCCGCCTTCCCACGAGCCAGCCGCCATCCTGCCGGGACCGGCCAAGTCCTGATGCATCGTATCCATCGCGCCATAGACGCGATCCTTGCCGGTGCGCGGGTCTTTGCCCAGAGCGCCGGAGAAGTATCCGCCGAAGCGATGACGCGCAGCGAGATCAGGCCGCGACTTCTGCAGCGCGGTGTGGGTGTCCTGCGCGAACTGTTCGTACTGCTTGAAATACTTCGGGTCCTGATAGTTCGGCATCGAGTTGCCTTCAGGATCGATCAGGCGGAAGTCGGTCGCCGCTCGACCGGAGTGCGGACCCTTGTTGCGTTCGCCGGAGTAGGCTTCGACGCGCCAGCCCTTCGGCAGGTTCTTCGATGCCTCTGCAGCAGCCGCGACCAGTGCGGTGCGGTTCGGATCGCGGTTGCGATAGTTGCCGACCGTCGTCAGCCGCGCCTTCGCATCGGGATCGATACCAGCCGCCGCTGTCTCAGTCGGCTTGCCCTGAAGCTCTGGCGGCAGCACCGTTGCCGACGTGCCCGGCTGTGCTGGCAAGCCCGGAGGAGTCTGGATGCCGCCCGCTACTTGCGCAGCTTGCGGTTCGACCTGTGGTTTGCCTCGCTGTGCATTAACCCACCCTCCAGTGCCCGGCTGAACACCAAACATGTTGCCGCCGTACTGGGTCATCGTCTTCGCGTTAAAGTTCGGGTCGCCTTCCATTCCTTGATCGGTGGCGTAATTGATTCTGTTGGACCCGCCAGAGAACACGTCCTTGCTGGCCTTGTCCCACGCCTTCTGCTTCTCGTCGGTCCACGCGCCGTAGTAAGCATCACGTTCATGCGGCTTCAATGGACCTGAACCGGGATCACGGTGGAAGCGACGAAGCGGACCATAGAACTGTCTCTGGCCGTGAGCTTCCACGACCTGTTGCAGGGTCTTGTGTCTGGACGCTGCGTAGTTCGACATCTGCTCCAAGTTGGCACCGATGTTCTTCATGCCGCCTTCAGCCTGAAGCGTTCGGAATATCTTCTGCTGATTCTTGGGGTCCTTCATCCATTCGGCATTGGCTTGTTGAATGCGCGTCTTCATCACGTCTGCGTTGACGCGCTTCCCTTTGAAGTCTCCCGATGCTCCCGATGCCGTAGCACCGCCTATCGGCTGGCCGGTTGTCGTCGTAGTCGGAGCCTGCGTAGAATCCGGCGCTTGGCTGTCATCAGTGCGACCGTTTCCCGTTCGACCTCGTTGGCCTTCATCGTAAGGTCGTGCGAGGTCTGTGCCGCCGCCGTATCCCGTGCCACCTCCGCCCGTCGGACCAGCCTGATCATAGACACCAGTATTGAGACCAGACGAACCGAATCCGCCACCACCCGCGCCGCCGCCACCGCCCGGATGATAAGAGGCCGACAGATACTTCGCATCCATACTGCTTCCATAACCGCCGCCTTGCTCCTTCGCGATTGCCTTTGCGATCTTCGTTGCGTTGTCTTCTCCGGTGAACGACGCGTTCTGAATGTTCGGATCGCGACGACGTTGAGCGCTGAACTCCGTCGAGCCGCTGGTGCCGCCGCGACCCGGCACATAGTTGATCTTCTCTCGCACCGCGCCGCCCGGTCGCTGGCCGACGCTGTAATTCTGTTCGATGCCGTGAGGAGTGCCGGGCGTCAACGGCATGTTCTCGTAAGGCGTCACCGGCTCCGTCGATAGCGGCACACCTGCTTTCTCTTGGGGATAGTAGTGCTCGCGAAGTTTCTCGACTCCTTTGCCAGCGAGGGCAGCGCCGGGAAGTGGAGCATGCTTCAGTATGCCGATTCCGATATCGCTCGCGCTACGCGCCATCTCCTCCTTCGTCTTCGGCCACCACGGCGGCAATTCAAATCGCTTCAGCGACTCGAATAGCGAGATCAAACGCTCCGCAGTCTTCGCGATGCCGCCGAGAATGTCGGCGAACCTCTGGATGACCCATGTGACACCGAACGCGTCAAGCAGATGGCCGATCTCCTTCACCAGCGCTCCGATTGAATTGGTCAATCGGGCAACGGCAACATCGGGACTGTCCAGCATATTCTCCGACTTGGCGAGGCCACCCATCGCGGAGTTCGTCTTGTCGATCTCGCCGCCAAGCTCCAAGAGGTCGCGCTGGAATTGGCGAACGACGCGCGAGTCCTTGGAGCCAGCCGCCGCCAATATCTCGTGCTGCTTGGTGGACTTCGCGAACTGGTTCATGATCCAAGCCATCGGACTGCCTTCCGACTTGGCCTTCTCCAGATTGCGGAGCATCTCTTCGACCGGCATGTTGATGGCGTCGGCGAATCCCTTATCGCCGCGCATCGCCTTCTCCATCAGGTTGGAGATGATCCTGATCGACTCCTGCGTATTGCTCGTCGCCTTGTTGGCAACGCCGACGTAGGTCGCCATCTCGCCGAAGCCCTTGGCACCGTGATAGCCCGCCGCAGCCATCGACTCCATGATGCGTGCACCATTCGCGCCCATCACATTCCAATCGATTTGGAATTTGTCGCCGGTGTGAACGATGGACTCCAGTACCTTCTTGTAGTCGCTTGCCGGGATCGACATGATGCGCATGGCATCGCCAGCGACATCAGCCATCTTCATGAGGTCTGCGTTCGCGCCCTTGGCGTAGACCGCGATGTCCGGAAACATCTTCTTCGCTTGATCGGGCGGGAGATGACTCTTGTCGAGGAAATTCCTGAATGCTGCGCTCACGACGTTGACGTTGTCGCCGGTCTTCATGGCGACTTCGTCGAACATCTCGCCGAAGGATTCGATCTCGGAGCGCGTGCCGCCGATAGAGTTCTGCAGACGACGCAGCCCGGTGTCGAATTCTGCGAACGCCATGTAGCCGCGACGCATCGTCTCCAGCGCAGCGGCAACGCTCAGACCCTTCACAGCCATCGCAGCCAGTGCGCCAGCGGCTTCACCAGCCATCGTTGCGATTGGGCCAATGGCAGCGCCGCCCTTGCCGCCAGTTTCTGCAATAGCTTTACCGGCTGCAAGCGCCGCCTTCTGCGCCTTGCTCAAGGCCTTTGCGGTCTCGTCGAAGTGCTTGATCTCCTCTTCCATGGTGGTGCCATGGGCCTTCGCGAGCTTCTCCAAGTCCTTGACCAGAACAGTAACGCCTCTGGAGTTCTGGTGGTACTGAGCCTGAACCTCCTTATGAAGGCTGGCGAAGTTCGCCTTCGCCTGATTGATGGCTTGCTCAGTGTCGTCCTCAGCACTGATGATCAGTGTCTTCTTGTTCTCGTCGGCCATTCAGGGAATCCCCTTACGGTTCGTCGTCGCCGAGATCAAAGCCGACGTCACTGGGCAGCGGCTCGCCCGGCCCCTGCGGCGTCTCTTCGTCGGCTGGCACTTCAACCTCCCGCACGATCATGTCTTCCAGCGGTCGCTTCAGCGGCACGTTGCCCTGCACGATGTCGTTGCGTATTTCCTGCGGGATGTTGGACATGAAGGCTTCCATCACGCGATCCGCATCCGGATATCGAAGCTCGCGCAGCACAGCCTCATCGACACCGGCAAGCTCAGTCATTAGCTCGACCATGCTTTGCCAGCGGCGATCCTGCCAGAGCAACAGATGCCCGAACTTGAAGGCGCTGAAGGTGATGCTGTCCACCCTCTTGCCGTTGTACTCGAACGGAATGAACAGATGGACGGTGCGACCGCCCAGTTTATCAGTCGCGATGGCCATGCGAATCCTCTCCCTGCCGGTAGCGCATCCGGCAGGAAGATCGCCGTGGCGTCAATGGTGTATCCAGATGGTGATGACGTTCTCGCCGCGATCTATCCGCTGATCGACGAACTCGATGTCCTCGTGCCCACCTGCACCATCGCGATCAGCGACCACGACGCGCTTCTTCTCGTCGTGGCGCTGAAGCTCTTCGATCAATTCCTTGACCGTCATCAGGCGTTGCTAACCGGGTTGGCCGGGATCGCAAGCAGGCGCACCATATCGTCGGTGAGCATGTTGTCGCCGATGCCGAGCGACGTGGTGAAGAAGTCCCACCAGAAGATTTGCTGGAAGCCGCCTTCACTGACCATCATGTTCAGTTCGTAGTGCACGATGTTCTTGATCGAATACTCGTGGTGCATCAGCGTGCCCTTCGAGAACGCGGTCGGATTGACGCGACCGAGACGACCCTCGATCACGGCAACAGCCTGCAGCGCCGCCGACGTGCGCCGATCACGGATCAAGCCGTAAGCGGTGAAGCGGTGGTACTGCACATCCTCCTGTCCGAGAAACGACATCACGAGCGGGTCCCAACCTGCGAGGTTGAACGTCGCTTCGAGCTTGTTGATGTGCGTCGGAATCTCGATGCCGACCGGCGCACCGGCTGGCGTGTGATCGACGTAGTTCTCTTCCCACGTCGGCAGCTTCAACTCTTGCAGCACGAGATGGGTGGAGATGCCCGGCATCGTGCTTGCGCCAGTGCCGACGGCATCGCCGCAAATCAGGTTCGCACTCTCCATCACGTAGATGGTTTGGTTCGCCATGTTGAAATCCCTTCTTCAGTTGGTCTTGAAGGACCGGCGCTTACAGTCGCCGCTACAGTTTGAAGCACGTCAGTTCGTGCTGTCCGCCAAGCTCCGGGTTACGAGGTCGCGAGGTTAAGCTGCTGAGCGAGATCAGCGACCATCTCATCGATGGCTTCGCGATAGCGCGAAGACTCGATGGTCAGGTGCTTCAGGACCGGCGGCTCCTCAGCTTTGAAGCCGACGGTGAGGTGACCCATCCTGATTTGCTCAGCCGAGTTACCCTCCGTCTTGAAGTTGACCTTGTAGCCGAGAATGTGATTGTCGGCGTGAAGGTCGCGAAGGAAGAACTGCATCGTGTTCAGGATCGCCTGCACCGTGTGACCGATGATGTTGTAGCGACCAAGGAAGTAACGCAGCGTCTTCAACATGCCCAAGTGGATGTAGTCTCTGCCACGCATGACATTGTACATCATCCAGATCGGGTCTTCGCCGACGTTGTCGGTGGAGATCAGAACGAAGCCGCCGCTTGCAATCGCGAAGTCATCGCCGATCTCACCACGCACCAGCACGCCGATGTTCGCGGCGAGCAACTCCTGCGCTTCGTTCGCGCTGTCGGTCAGATTGAAGCCGATGTCGCGGTTCGGCGACACGATCCCCTGCACCGCTTGGTTGGCGGCAGAGTGGAACGGTGCGCCGGTCTCGTGGTCACGCCGCACCATGATGCCCGCCATGCGAGGTGCGAGCGGCCTGATCATGATGTAGCTCGTCACCGGGTCCATCACACGGCAACCACCCGACAGTGCGATCAGGCGATGCGATTGCATCGTCTCACGCCAGTCGAAGTCGTTCTGCATCGAAGAGCCTGCGGACTCGACGATCATGTGGCCAAGCAACTGATTGCAGATCGGAGTAGCGCCAGCGACGATTGGATTCGCGCCAGTCACGATCTCCGCCTCATACTCAGCGACGGTGCCCACGACAGTCCATGTCATCGTGAACGTGGCACCAGTGCCAGCGCCAGTGCTCGCCTTGTGCGTGGCGACACCCGGAGGAATCTCAGTGCCGACGACGAAGCCGGTATTGAGAATATCAACCTGAGTGATCGCGCCGGAGCCGCCGACTTCGTCAATCGCCGCGACAGTGAGCACGACGTCGTTGTCCATGATCAACTGTTCGCCGACGGTATAGCCCATGCCGGTCTGAGCAACTTCTGCATCAGTGCAGTTGAAGCCCGGAGGAGGAGCGGTGATCGTGGGCACCTCTTCGTACCACGCGCCCGGCAGTTCGAGCGTGACCGGACCAAGCGTGCCGTTGCTCATGCCGTAAGCGTGGCCAGTCGCGGTCACCACGTTGGGACCGCCACCCTCGAACGTCACCGGGTAGAGATGGTCCTGCACGTAGTCCGATCCCGGTGCGGTGCGCGTGATCTCGCCGACGCCGTTGGCCATCTGCGAGGTGTAGCCCGGCGCGATCAGAATGCGAGGAGTGAAGCCCAGCTTCGACGCCGACTTGAGGAACGCCCACATGCCGGTGCCAGCGATGCTGTCGCCAGCAATGTAAGAGATCGTCTTCTGCAGAGCGATGGCAGGATCGGAGTCGATGCCCTGCATGGTGCGAACCACGACGATGCGTGCGGCGAACTGCGTCTCGCCAAGCTGATCGTTGATCGCGCGAACGGCGTCAGCGAGATAGCCAGCATCGCCCAGCTTCTTTGCCTTCTTGTTGTCGTTCGAGTTCAGGAACACCGGAGTGTCGAGCGGATACGCCACCGCGTCGGCGAGCGGTGCCGGGCCGATAAGTCCGATGGT